CTCCTCCTACATTTACTAGTGGTTCACAGACAGACGGTACTTGTGTATTAACCTATGCAGGTACAAGAGCACAAGGTACTGTACAGTCTACTAGCGGTGTAGTTACAGGTATTACTATTACTAATGCTGGTTCAGGATATCTTTATGCACCATTAGTGGGCATTATTGATGGCACAGGTCCCGGAGCAGGTGCTACAGCAACTTCATTATTAAACTTCTTCCCTACTGGTGGTCTAGTTCCCGGTGCAGTTTTTATTGACTCATACGTGGCTGTAGGCACCCCTAGCGGACGTGTTTACACTTCCAACGTAGGAGACCCTACAATCTGGAATCCGTTGGATTACGTGACCGCTGAAGGCGAACCTGATGACTCTGTAGGTATTGCTAAACACTTGAACTATGTCCTTGACTTTGGTCAATGGTCTACTGAGTTCTTCTATGATGCTGCGAATACCGTAGGTTCACCACTTAGCCCTGCTCCGTCCTATCGTATTGAGATTGGCTGTATTAACGGTAACTCTATCTGCCAGTTTGAGCAGTCTGTTCTTTGGGTAGGCGTCTCTAAAGCCACAGGTACTGGTGTATACCTTATTGACGGTGTTACCCCAGTTAAAGTATCTACTAACTATATTGACCGTATTTTAGGCAATAGTAACTTCCAAGACATTAACGCTTATACCTTTAAATTTAATGGTCACATGTTCTATGTGCTTACAATGCACGATTTGAACAAGACTATTGTCTACGACGTCAACGAGAAGATGTGGTACCAGTGGACTATGTGGGCTATTGGTGATGCTACCTCTGGAGTACCCGGTATCTACGCTGAGCAGTATTTCCGTCCTAACTACTTTGCTGGCGACGGTGAAACCTATTATTTTTTGGATGATGACCAAGGAATACTTTACATTATGTCCGATACGGTGTATAATGATGCTGGTGCTCCAATATACTATCGCTCAGTAACTGACCTAGTAGACAATGGAACAACCAAGCGTAAGTTCTATCAGCGTGTTGAGATTGTAGGCGATAAAGTCCCTGCAACAATGAATATTAGACATACTGATGACGACTACCAAAGCTGGTCTCCATACCGTACTGTGAACCTTAATGATATTCGTTCACAGATATACCAGACCGGTGAAGCACGTCGCAGAGCTTGGGAATTCCTGTGTACAGACAATCAGCCGCTACGTTTAGACTTTGCTGAGATTGATTTTAGTATTGGTGGTTTAGACGAGGACGGCGGTACGCCAACACAATATAGGAAATAAACATGTCATACACCGTAAAGAGAATAGCTCCTGAATTTGTTGTTCAGCGGTGGGATGAAGTTAAAGACTATATTGCTAGTGCTCTCGCTTATGCAGAGAACGATTATTCGTTAGAACAAGTCAAGGTTTTCATAACAAGTAATACTTGGTTATTGTTAGGTGTCTATCAAGATAATGTTATTAAAGGTGCTATCACAGTTGCCTTTAGTAATATGCCTAATGACAGAATAGCCTTTATTACAACGATTGGTGGTAAGCACATTGCTAACCCTCAAGCGTATCAAGAATTTATTACTATTTTAAAACAGTTCGGAGCAACTAAGATACAAGGCGGTGCAAGAGAGTCGGTTGCTCGACTATGGCGTAGACTAGGATTTAGAGAACGCTACACAATCGTGGAGAAACAAATATGAGTTTTATTAAGAGCAAACACTCCGGCTGGACATGGGAGTTAAAGCGTACTCCGTTCGGCGGAGGCGGTGGCGATGTTTTTCAATCTATCGGAAGTGCATTAGCTTCTGTTGACCCCGGTCCTGCTATTGGCGATGCTGGTGTTGCTATTGACCAAGCTGTTGGTTCTGCTGTTCCCGGTGGTTGGACTACTGTTGGTTCTTTAGCCGCTGCTGCTCTTACTGCAGGTGCTTCATTAGGAGCTACCGCTGCTCTTGATGCTGGTGCTGTAGCCGCTGCTGACGCTACTGCTGCTGGTCTTGGTTACTCCTCTGCTGCTGAAGCTATCAGTGCAGGTGCTATAACTGCTGAAGGTTTAGGTCTTCCTGCTGCTACGACTGTTGCTGACTTAGGTGCTGTTGAAGGCACTGCTTCTGCTGGCTGGGCTGGTATGGGTGTAGAACCCGGCGTAGCTGGTGGTGTGTCTACTGGTGTTAGTCCTGAACTAGGAACTGTTGCTACTCCTACAGAAGGTGGTGTTGCTTCCGGTGCTACAGGAGGCACAGTTTCTCCTGCAGGTACTTATGGTCCCGGCTCTGCTCCGGTGACTGATTATAGCACTCCTGCTAACGCTGCTACACAAGCTGGTGCTGACCAAGCTGCTGCTGCTCAAGCAGGTTATACTCCTATGCAGGTTGCTCAAGCTGCTAAACAAGGTATCTCTGTGGCTAAGTTGCTACAAGGTGCTGGTACTGCTTTAGGTATTATCCCTGCTGCTCAGAATCTCTTTGGTGGTGGTCTAAAGTCTTCAGGAGCTACTTCAGCTACTGACCCTTATGCACAATATCGTCCACAAGCTGCTGCTCAATTAAATCAATTAATGAATCAACCGTCTGCTGCTTTGTCTCAGCCGGGTTATCAACAGACATTGACAGAAGGTCTTAAACAAGCACAACGTGGTGCTGCTGCTACTGGTCAGCTTCAGTCTGGTGCTGAGATGGCTGCTCTTCAGTCTCAAGGACAAAACGTATTTGGTTCTTACTACAATACATTGTTAGGTAATTTGATGCAGATGTCAGGTGCTTCACAAAATCCTGCATCAGCCGCTGCTGCTGCTCAACAGATTGCTGCCTCTAAACAAAACTTACAAAACCAACAGCTTGGTACACTTACTTCTGGTTTAGGAAGTATTGCTTCTTTATACAACAGTTTTGCTAATACTACTCCTGCTACTCAAGGCTTAACTAGTGCTTATACTGGAACTGCTTATGATGCTACAGGACAGGCACTGTCTGGTTATTATACACCTACTGGTCCTGATTATAGTAATATTGGTAATATATTTTCAACAGCAGATTAAGGCATGGCTATGGATTATTTTAACCCAGCGGAAGCATTTAAAGCAGGCTATGCTGCTACTGAAGAAGTTAGCAGCGATATTCAATCTAAAGACATTCTTCGTCAAGCTTATGCCGGAATAACACCACAAGAAGCACAAAACCCACAAGCAGCTACTACTGTATTTTCTAAAGCTGCTCAAATGGCAGGGATGTCTGGTAATGCTTCTTTAGCACATCAATTTACTAAGCAAGCTGCTGAAACTAGTAAATTAGTTTCTGACCAACGTGCTGCAGAAATAAAAGACACTCAAGACCGTTTAGGTTTAGCTGCTCAATATCTCAAAGGTGCTACAGATGACGCAGGATTAGAGCAAGCTATTAATGCTGCTGGTCTTCCTATTCAAGCTAAAATGCAAGCAATGGCTGTATTAAAATCTAATGCTCCTTTTCTACAAAAGCAAGCTACATTAGAAGCCATGGGTCGTACTGTTGCTGAAGATTTACAAGCACAAAGACTTACTTTAGATGCTTCAAATAAACAATCCGCTATTCAAAATAGAGCAGAAGATAATTTAAGAGCAGATAGAAAAGAAGCTGCTGATGTCTTAAAACTTAAAATAGACACAGGATTCTTTCCAGATACTCCGGAAGGCAGAGCAGCCCTTAATAAAGAAATTGCAGCATTGTCTGCTCCTCGTGCTGCTGTTCCTTCCGGCGGTGCTCCTACAACACCTGCAGTTCCTTCTACAACGCCTGCTCCCGGAACGACTGCTGAAGACTGGGCTAAAGCTAACGGTGTTCCTGTAAGCCCTCAAGGAGGCACACGTACTACACAAGAGCAAGCTAATCAATTAGCACAATGGTACGCTAATGGAATGAAGGGTACTCGTCCTGCTGAACCTACTACAGGTAAACATGAAAAAGGCAATGCTATTGATGTTCCTGTAAAAGGACAAACTCCTGAAGTACTTGATAAACTAAAAGCTGCTGGCTTTAAACAAACTATTAAAGACGAGCCTTGGCACTGGGAAAGAGAAGAGCCTAAAGCTGCTCCTGCTCCTACAGAAGCTGATAAGAAAGCTGCTGTACAGGTTTCTTTACCTACCGCAGATAATCCTACAGGTGCTCCTCCAGCACCGGGAGAAACTAAACCTATTAGTCGTAAAAGTGCAGGAAAATCTTCTGCAATTAATGAACGTCTTGCTTGGGGTATCAACGAAGCTTCTTTACAAGCCGGTGCTGATATTACAAACATTGCTAAGTTACCTGTTGGTTCTGAATTAGGTGCTTTAGCTGGTATGGCAGGAAAGAGTGGAGCAGGCTTTACAAGTTCTTTAGCTAATGCTACTGCACGTAAACTAACTACAAACGAACAACGTGTATTCCAAACTTATGTAGCAGGCTTTGAAGCTAACATCAGTAGAGCACTTGGTGGTGGTTATGCACAAAGTAGTACTAAGCAAATCATGGACCAATACAAAGAACAGATTGCTAAAGAAGGCGATGACCCTATTGTTATGGCTGCTTTCTTGGCTCGTTCCAAACAAGAACTTACATTGTTGAACAAAGCATTTAAAGCCCATCCGGGTGCCAATGCTAAAGAGATTGAACAAAATGATGCAATGCTTGCTGAGTTAAACAAGTTTGTAACATGGTCTGTAGACGACGTTACTAAAGCTTTGAATGCAACAGGTAAACAATCTCTTGCTCAAGCAGGACAAAAAATAACAAGTACTGGTAAACCTTCTTCAGCAGCCGCTGCAGAAGCTGAAAAAGCAGGATTCTAATAATGGCGTATGCTAATCTTTCTGAAGCATTAAAAAGCAGTGCTTTTGAGACATTGTCTCCAGAAGCTAAGCAACACGTGTTTGATAAATATTCTGCTAATGATGAAGCTTATAAATCTTTATCTCCAGAAGCTCAAACTCATGTTAAAGAAAAGTATTTAGGAAAAGCAGAAGCACCTAAAGCTCCTGAAAAGGGAATGATTGATAAAGGTACTGAAGCTGTGTTTGGCGAAGGCCCTGCAGCTTCTATGCCAGTTACAGAACGTATTAAACGTGTTGCAGAAGCCGGTGTAACAGGTATGGGTGTTGGCGGTGCTATTGGAGGCGGTGTCGGTGCTTTAGCTGGCGGTGTAGGTGCTGTTCCCGGAGCAGCTACTGGAGCCGTTGTTGGCGGTGTTGGCGGTGCTTTAGGAGAAATAGCCGAACAAGCTACTTCAGCTTTAGGAGGAGGTCGTCTTCTTCAAGTTGTGTCAGGTTTGACAGCAAGTGCTCCTGCAGAAGCTTTCTCTAAATCTATTCCAGCTATCATGAAAAACTTAGCTCCTTCTAAGGTTAAGTATTTCTTAAGTGGCATGGAAAGCCCAGAAACTGCTGCTAAAAAAGCTGCTACATTAGCTGCCGGGCAAGAAAAACAATTTGGTCCTAAAACTCCCGGTTATGTTGCTGGACAAGACTTAGGTACAAACGCAGCGGAGACTCAAGCACGTTTACAAAAAGAATACAAGTTTGGAGAGCCTCGTGCTTATGCTCCATCAGGAGTTACTACAGAAGAAGCTGTAGCACCTAGCACAGCTTTGTCTACAGGTAAAGAAGATTTTACTGTACCTGCTGCTCCTAGACGTGCTCAAGGCTACACTGAAAAGCTTGAACCTGTTGGTATAAGAGAAGCTAAGGTCGACCCTAAGACAGGACAGCCTCAAAAAGTTTCTGAAGTTCTTCGTAATGAAATGTATCAAGAAGTGGGTAACGTTACTGTTAAAAATCCTTCTGAAAGATTCTCTGCAAGTCCTGAATTTAAAACATTATCTTCTAAATTAGATAGTTTAAAAGAACAAGGTGTAATTACTAAAGCTGATAAAGACCATCTTATTAATATTTTAAAGTCTGACCAAGGCACTTTAGATTCCAAACAAAACTACGGTAGAACTGTAGACAGATTAATTCGTAGCTATGCTGGTAAACCTAATCAAACTGGTCAAGGTGCTTTAAGCAACGAAGCTAAGAACGCTGTTCGTAACGAACTGAGAGATACTTTCTCTAACTGGACAGAAAAGCGTGGCTTTGGTAAAATAGAAAAAGATTACCGTTCTGCTTTTACTCAGGAAAAGATTGCTGAAGCTAAAGATTATATTCCACGTATGTTGTCTGAATATGATGGTAAGCCTGAAGCAACTCAGTTTGCTCGTCAGATGGTTAATGAACTTCCTGAAGCTAAAGAATTAATTAAAAAAGATTTGAAGACTTATTTTGCTAATCTTGACCCTAAAGATATACCTTCTAATTTAAAACGTATTGACAAGTTATTAGTAAATACTGAAATATTTAAACCTGAAGAATTGTCTTATTTACGTCAACAAGTTGCTGATGTAGAAAAAGGCGGAGACCCTGAAGCTATTGGTAAAAGACTTAAACGTGTTATTGAAAAACAATTAAAAGTTAAGTTACCTACACAAGCAGTACGTTCTGCTATAATGGGACAAACAACAGATAATCAAAACCAATGAAAATATTAATTATTGACCCTTCAGGCTGTGGTTGTGGATTGTCCTTTGGACTCCGTAGTCAAGACGCAGGACATGAAGTTAAGATGTTTATTCGTCATAACAAAGATGGCTCACGTGCTGAAGTAGGTGATGGCGGTCTAATCAAGCGAGTTACTTCGTGGGAAGACCACATGAACTGGGCTGACCTAATATTCGTTACAGACAACATCTATTATATCCATGGTTTAGAGCGTTATCGTGACCAAGGTTATCCCATTTTTGGTGCAAACCTTGAAGGAACTCGTTGGGAACAAGAACGTGACTACGGTGAGAAGATTCTCAACAAAGCAGGTATTGAGACTATCCCTAGTCAAACCTTTGACAACTATGACGATGCTATCGCCTATGTTAAAGAGAACCCACGCCGCTTTGTATCTAAGCCTATTGGTGACGGTGACAAGACTTTGTCCTATGTAGCTAAGTCTGCTGCTGACATGCTCTACATGTTAACTCGCTGGAAGAAAAAGAACTCCTTTAAAGGTAAGTTTATTCTACAAGAGTTCCGTCCCGGTATCGAGTTTGGTGTTGGTGGTTGGTTCGGTGCTTGTGGCTTTGCTAAGTACTTCTGTGAGTCTTGGGAACACAAGAAACTTATGGACGGTGAACTAGGTGTAACTACTGGTGAGCAAGGTACTATTGTTCGCTACACTAAGAATTCTAAATTAGCTGATGAGATGTTAAAGCCATTAGAAGGTATGCTTCATGGTATCGGATACACAGGCTACATCGACGTTAACTGCATCATTGACAAGAATGGTAAGGCATGGCCTTTGGAGTTCACAACTCGTCCGGGCTGGCCTCTATTTAACATTCAGATGTCTTTGCACAAAGGCGACCCTGCTCAGTGGATGCTGGACATGATTGACGGTAAAGATACATTTAAAGCTTCTGAGAAGATTGCTTGTGGTGTTGTCGTAACAATTCCTGATTATCCTTATAGTCGTATGACTAAGAAGGAAAACTCTGGTTATCCTATCTGGGGCTTAACCATGGAAGATGCAGTCAATGATGTGCATCTCTGTGAAGTCCAGTGGGGTAAAGGTCCTGCAATGGAAGATGGTGAACTGAAAGAGAATGTTCCTATGTTCGTTACTGCAGGTGATTATGTATGTACTGTTGTTGGTCTAGGAGACTCTATTGAAAAAGCTCGTGATTCAGTTTATGGAAAAATTAAACGCAAGATTGAAATTCCTAATAGCATTGCCTATCGTACAGACATTGGTGAAAAAGTTCAACGCTGTCTTGACGACTTGCAAGGATGTGGTTACGCTACTGAAGTAGAGGATGGTCGTTAATGGCTAATCAGTTACCTCCAATACCCCAAGACCAGATTGGTGAGAATCATCCTTGGCGTGATTGGTTTCGTAATTTAGGTAACTACATCCAAGCTGCTCAAGGTGGTGGTGTTGTATGGACTATTGCCCAAGGCGGTACTGGTTCGTCTACTGCTGTCGGTGCTAGGTTTAATCTTGGTATCGGTACTATGGGTGTACAGAACAGCGACAACGTAGCTATTACTGGCGGTACTATATCTGGAGTTGCTTTATCAGGATATGTACCTACATCAAGAACAATTACTGCAGGTACTGGTTTAAGTGGAGGTGGTGACTTATCTG